CCATTCGGGCCACTTCTGGTGCAACACCCTCACGCAACATGTCGTTATACTTTGTCAGGGCTACGTTCATAGCGGAGTCAATGCTAAAGTGCATCTCTTCCTCAGAGCTTCCCTGCTTCACATTGTCCGCACGCTTTCGCCACTTGTTCGGGATATAAAACTTTGGCTCATAGTCAACATAGCGGCGGCTAACCTCATTCCAAGCCAACCCCACCTGATGCTTAACTAGCTGTCGTGCTACAAATAGTGGTGCTTCAATACGAAACTGTAAGAAGCAGTGTGAGAACGGTGACCAGTGGCCGTGCTTGGCAAGGTACTTGATAAGCTTTTGGTCAGCTTCAGACAAGTCCATATGATTACCGTTTTGTACTCGTTGTGATTCCTTGTTAAAAGAAACACGGGCAGCGTTCACAACTGTGAGGTCACTGCCCATATAATCTATCAATGTTACTTTCATTGAGCGAAGACTCCTATTATACTACACCTCCTCCAAGGAAGCAATAAGTTTATCTAAATACCAGCGACATTTTTTCAGGTCTTCCACAGGCTTGCCCTTGTATTGGTAACGCCACAGGTATTTCATTGCGTTGCCCTTGCAGTATCCACGAAACTCTTCGTCTGACATGCTGGCCTCAATAGCTGTGATTGCCTCCACGCCCTTACGGTTGTAGTGGGCAGGGCTGTGTACTGGGTCTGGTTCTTCCTTGTATACAAACTTAGTGTCCAAGGATTGCGTTAATTCGTTTTCTGACATAATCAATCTCTCCTGTATGTAGAACTTTGTAGGCGAAGTCTCTCATGTAGTGAGGGTCAATGCCTGCATTTGTACATACCTCTTCAAAGTCTTGTGCCGTAGTTCCGACAGAAGCAAAGAACCAAGCCGTTGCTCTGTCACGTTCAATTCTTGCTTCGACAGGCTCACCACTATAGGGTGGTTTGGTTGCGTCAAGCAAGGCCTGCAGTAAGACACACATGAATAGTGTCTGCTCAGGCGATGAAGGGTCTGGTCTGAACTCGTCCAGATGAATTGTTATTTTACTATTTGCCATCTTTATTGTCAAGCCATTCTTCTGGGATGCCTTCATTTAGTTTGCAAAACTGGTAGCCATACTTGTTGCACCAGTCTGCATATGTCATCTTGCCACCCTTGTAAAGCTTACGGTATGGGTTATCAAACACAAAGCGTATGTCTACGTCTGGGTACTGGCTCTTGATAAACAGATGTTTCTTTCTGTCCTCAGCCATGAACCGACCCTTTACCTCTAGGACAACGCCATTAGGCAGGAAGAAGTCAGGTGTATACTTCTTATCTTCTCGCCACTCGTATGGAAGCGTGTCTCGCTCATACTCAAAGGCTACCTTATATTTGTGAAGCTGCTGTGCTGCCTCGTATTCAGAATTGGATTTGTATTCATGCTTGTATTTTTTTCTTTTCATAACTCCAGTTCTTCGACTTGAGGTGTCTTGGCAACTTGCGTCAGATACCGTACGCCGTTAGAATATTTGAATGCACGAAGGCCAGCACCACCATTGGCATCAGCCCAGCATTTCTTTTTGTAGGGGCAGAAGACACAGCCGATTGCCAGCTTGCGGTTTCCTGACTCCCCGTCCTTAGCATCACTATAGCAACGCTCAGGGGCTACGCTACTCTTGACCACACCCTGTAGGTGTCGAACACGAGCAGGTGCATCAATCATTTCAAGTTCGTGAACAGGTGTCAGAGCAAGCTCACCACTGTTCTTGTCGATAGCGAGGAATGCTGCTTCACTACGATTGTTCTTCGTAGCATAGGCACTAATCTGTGCAATGTAACCGAAGGGGTCGTCTTCAGTCAGTCGGTTCTCTTTGAACTTCTTGAAGCCGTAAGCTGAGGCAGACTTGATGTCTGTCAGCACCCCATCAATTACACAGTCCTGATGACCAAGGACACCTTCAACCTCAACAGTATCTTGTGCTTCCTCTACTGTATGGCCTGCGGCCTTGGTCAGACAAATTAGGAGAGCCTCAAGGACATGCCCCATGAGGAACTTAATGCGGGTCTGCCCACTCAGAGGCTCTCCTTCTTCGCCCTGTACTCCGTACCAGATTTGACGGTCTGGCTTTCCGATTTGAGAGAGTCGTAGGTTAGATGCACCTTTACGCTCTCCCTCACGAAGCACAGTCTCAGCGGCCTCTCGCACTAGGCCACCAAGCTCGTCTAAAGCATCTTGGATATGTGGCTCAGATACATCGACCCCCTGTTCGAGAGTGGTATAAATGTCTTCAATCAGTGTGTCGAGTGTCTTGCTCATAACTATCCTTTCAGATGCTTCAGAATATTTTGTGGTGATGATTCACCGTAAGGGTCGTCTTCAATGTTGTGGCCGTAGCCTTCTTCGATAAACCCTTGTACGATGTCCATGCCTTTTGTGTGAACGGCATATCGCCAAGAGCGTGCGCCGAACCCAAGATTATCCTTGAACACAAGCATGTTCATCTTGTTTGTAAACTTTGCGGAACCGTCTGGGATGACCTTGACATTTTCAAGTCCTTGGTCTTTAGCCCAGCAGTTCATTACAAAGCTGTCATTAACAGACAGGCAATAGATTTCGTCAATGCCTAGTTCTTTGAACTCACCATACAGCTTTTCAAAGTCAGGCAGCTGATAGGTAGAGCATGTCGGTGTGAACGCCCCTGGGAGGGCGAACAGGATACACTCTTTATCCTCGAACAGGTCTTCGGTTGTTACGTCTTGCCAGCGATACGGGTTATCCCCGCCAATGCTCTCATCTCGAACTCGTGTATGAAACACTACGCTTGGCAGCTTGTTAGGTAGAAACATTTTTTGCTCCTTCATGTTCAATTCTAAGTCGTTTGATTTCGTGCTTCAAGTGTAGTGTGTCGGAATAAAGCCACACAATGTTTATTACATTGAAGAATGTAATCAGCGTTAGTAATAGGTCAGTTGTCATGTTTATTCCTTATAGATGCTTGCTGCGTCAGCCACTTTAATTGCCTCGACAAGCTCATCAAAGGTGGACACAAGAATCTTGGCGTTGCGCCAATCATCTTCATCATTCTTGCCTGAGTATTCTAGAATGTACCCGTTGTCTGCGAAGTTAACTGAGAAATAGTCAACGTCTTTTGTTACTTGTTTTGCCATGTTAATTCCTTTATAAGTTAGTGATGTGATTGGCGAACACAGCAGGACTTGAACCTGCAACCTGCTGCTTAGAAGGCAGCTGCTCTATCCAGTTGAGCTATGTGTCCTATTTGAAAAATTTAATCATCCACCGCAGGACACGAAGCTGAACTGCTTTCAGGTATTTCCCACGGGGCATTGCCCAGCCAATAATAAAACCTGCAAGTGCAAGCTGTAAGGTGACAAGGTATTCGGGTAGGTTATCCATTATGTTCTCCTATGTGAGTAGGGGTGACAGCATACACCATCACCCCACCTCGCAATGATTAGAACGGCACTTGGTCGTTCAGTTCTGCAGTGTCGTCTGCAATCGGAGCAGATGCGGTAGGAAGGACATCGAAGTCCTCAGCACCTGCATACGGTACATGGTCTACGACCTGCACTTTCTTGAGGATAGGCGTGACGCCAGACTTGCCATTCATCTCCCAGCTGAACGGGGTATACATGACGTTGACAATGCTGCCGTTACCAATCAGGTCGGTAAAGGGATTCTTCTGACCATCCAACACAACAGGCGCATCATTCTGTGTACCGTCACGGCGTGATACACGCTGACGAATGTGAACGAAGTCACCACGCTCGTCACCTTTGTTCTTGATGGTGACGCCATCAGCTTCAAATTGTTTGCGATTGTTGTCATCTACACAGATGTCTACAGCCCACTCAGGTTCGTAGGTCGTGTTCGGTTGTTGTACAGATGCCCAATATGCTTTACCAGTTACTACAGTCATTTCGTTTTAATCTCCATTTTGGTTTTCGCCACAGCATCATTGCTGCGATTTTTGAATTATGCCATACCCCGTAGAGTATGTCAACACTTTTTTTAGTGAGTGTCAGCCCAAGTATTTCCGACCTTGTACTCACTGTCCAGAGGACAACGTACACGTAGCGATTGCTCTGTGAGTTTCATTGCCTTCCGTGTTACCTCACCGAACTCTTCGGCTTGGTCTTTGCGAACCTCGAACTGATACTCATCGTGAATACTCGCAACGAGTTTGTAGTCGAGCTTACGCTTCTCTGCCTGTATGATGATGTATTTCAACCACTCCTTACAGACGATTGCACCTGCTCCCTGTAGTAGGGAGTTGAGTGCTGCATGTGCAGAGCGTATCTGCAACACACGTCCATCCAACCCCAGCATGTAGCCACGCTGAGACAGTTTGTCAACCTT